ATTATAAATAGGCGACGATGGATCCAAACGATGTAAAAGTTTTATTTAAACTAGCGTTAAAATCTCCAAGATCAATCGCGTGTCGGCGGAGATTTCAAAGTTTGTAAATATGTCGCCACAATGAATATAAAATTCGCCAGTAAGACTACTATCTGTCAATAATTGTCTCAAGCCATCATCATAGATTGCTGTCTTTTCCAAAATTATAGTCTCTGTGACTCCGAGCAACGACTTTACAGATGAGCCGGCAGGTATTGTTGCATAAGTTTCCGGAGTGGTATAAACAACCCTAACAACATTTCCCGATATGGGGGATGATGGTGAAGATGGCGAAGATGGCGACGATGTTGTGGTGGTGTCAGATGTTGTGGCCACTAAGGAGGCCTGGACATCCTCCGGTAAAACACTCAAATTAATTAAACCTCTCCTTGTCCTTATACACTTTGCCTCAATTTGAAATAGGTGATTAACTTGTCCGAAAAGCTGCCTGTCTTCCAAAAGCGAGACGATTTCGAAAAAAGATGAGCCATATTGTATATAATCTCCCTCCCTAACATATAAATTTTGATCTTCAAAGAGTCTACGTTCATGAAATCTAACAATTATAGAGTATGTTTTATCTAATCCAAAATTATCTGTTGTTGTGTTGATCCCCTCAAATTCAACCAAAGCATATACTCTAACTGGTGGTAAGAAGCATTTTTCTATTGCCTCGCCATAAAGTGGGTGGAAATTTGTTCTTTCCATTGATATTGGTAAGTAAGTGATCGCCTGACCCTCTACTCTTTCTAACAATTCATCATTGACCTGTTTTACTAAGTCTCGCTCTTTTTGTCCGAAAAATAACGGAGGCGGGGGGTTTGATGGTTTCGTCCATTTATTGTCTGCCATTAATATTTTTTCCTATTTGGAATCCAAGACTTTCAAATCTATTAATCCCTTTCTAGCGTGTATACATTTTGCAATTATTTGAAATTTATGCTCAATTTGTCCGAATAATTGTCTATTATCTTCCAAACTTACGATCTCAAATAGAGTATCTCCATATAAAACAAAGTCCCCCTCTCTCACATATGTATCTTGATCTTCTTGTAGTCGTCTTTGGTGAAAATTAATTGTTATAGTGTGTTCCTTATCTAAACCATAATTTTCAGTTTTTGTTTTTATTCCCCCGAATTCAACTAACGCATATACTCTTATTGGCGGTAAAAAGCTTTTTTGTACAGCCTCGCCATAAAGTGGATGAAAGTTTGTTCTCTCGACAGATACTGGTATATAGAGAATACTCTGACCAATGACCCTTTCCAGCAATTCATCATTGACCTGCTTTACTAAGTCTCGCTCTTTTTCGCCAAGAAATAGGGGGGGAGGCGGATTTGATGGTTTTGTCCATTTATTATCTGCCATGGCTTAATATTCCTTTTTATCTCCGAAAATTACTCTCTCGCGGGTGAATCTCAATTCTGCTGCCGACTCACGAATTGTAATTTTTGGCTGTGGATCATTTTTATCTGAACCTATTATATATCCGAGGACTTTTAAATTTATTGTTGTTATAAATTTTCTCTCTTCTTCTTGTAAATTTGATATATTATTATCTAAGGAAAATTGTCCCTCAATAAATCCCTCAAATCTATGCCCGTCCCTATTTATAAAAAAATTATTTATTTGGCCGGTAGATGCTACAAATGGTGCAAATATTTCATTCATCTGCTGTTGATATTCCGTATTGATGGTAACTTTGTAATTTGCAACAACGTAGGTTGGGATTGGTATTGTCATTATTTCATAAACAATTTTTTTATTTTCAAATGGGTAGGTTTGCTGATTAAACCTGCGTCGGGAGTCTGCGTTCGCAAAATTGGATGTTTTCTCCTGCTGTATGCGCCTCGCAATTGTTATTGTGCCCCCCTTGGCATCATTTTGACGCGGAATGTGTGACCAAGCAACCCCCCTCATGTTGGGGTCTTTTATTAAAGATTCTCGCTCGATACTCATCACGGGCAGAGTAAAAATATTATCTTTATTTCTCAGTTCCTTATTATCTTTAATTTGATATGATCTTTCAGCCATTGACCAAATTATTGGAACTTTTCTCCAGCCCTCGTTTGTTGAACAAAAGATATTTAATTTTTCATTCACCCAGTCATAAAGAGCATAGTCTATTGTCTCAATGGTGGAGGGCATAAAGGAAATCTCTTTCAGGGCCGGGGATGCTTCACCCTTCGTTGGATAATATGGCCTATAATCATCATATTTTTCTTTTTTGCTACTCATAATATTTTATCCCTGAAAAATCAACATCGGTACTAATTTTTGTATGTTCTCGACAGCCTGCGCCTTTTCGGCGTCTGATTTGGCGATAGCCGAATATGTCAACTGATCAAGTATTTCTTTTAATTCTGTTCTCAATGCCCCTTGTTCTGTTTGGGCCTGACTCAACAATTCCGATGCATTTAGGGTTACTGATTCTCCAGGAATCGGTATTGTCTGGAATTTTCCCCTAATTTGACCAAGAGTCTCTTTTGATAATGCTAATGCAAATCTTCGAATCCACTGTTTTCCTATTGAATTAATATTATTATATGGAATATTGTCAAATGGAATTGTGTTCATATTATTAATTCCATCGGTTCCATTATCAAAATCCTCATTATTCTCCCACGGTGCTGGAATTACAGAGAACTCCACCCACATAAAGCGGTAAGAACTCAACAACTGTGGTTCTGGGAAAATCCTTAATTTATTATTTTTTAATTCGTATGAATAATGAGACAACCTTGTCCATAAATGGTCTTCGTAAGCTTTTGCTTGCAATTTATTTTGCCAGACAGGAATCACCTCAAAAGATGAATCATCTGTATATTGGCCATAATACAACAAGTTTCCAACAACATTGAGACCACCATAATAACCAAAAAATCTCCACATTGCAGAGGGAGTTTTATAAAAAACCTTCTTTACCAAGACCCTTTTATCTCCAATAATCCCAGCAAATGCTGCGGGATCTCCATTTGGTTGTGTCCCGGTTGCCGAAGATCCTGAAATAATTGCTTGCAAATCGTAATCTTGCTGCCCCTCTTTTAACTCGAATGAAGCAGAATAAATTGGAATTGTTCCACCAATATTTGCCTCGAAAGAGAAGCCGTCCGAAACCCTTCTTGCGTATTCGAACATGACGCGAGGAAATTTTAAATTGACATTTTCGGGGCCCGTTTTTCTTTCCCCCTCATGATCAAATGTTCCCGTGGTTTGCCCCAGAACGTCCGATAAAATGTTCTTCGATTGATGAAGGTTTACTAAATAACTATATTCTAACACCGCCTCTTGATAATTCGCGTAAACATTTTCTGCTTTTAATTCTATATCTAAAACGTCGCCGCCCAGCTTTCTATATGTGTACGAAACCTGCTCTGTCGCTCCCGATAAAAAATCTGTTGAATCACTATAAACACTCAGCGGCAGACTATCTGCGACCTCCAATATACTGCCAGTTGATGGCAAAATTGATTTGCTTGACTGACTAGCCGGGGTTAGGGTGGGTAGTGCCATAATATAAGTTCTCCTGCTTTAAGTAGTTTTCATAAACACAAAACCCCTCCACAAATTTGTGGAGGGGCGTCATTTAACTTCAATAGGAGGTTAAATTTTAGATAAGATCCTGGACAATAACCAATCCGTACATATCTGGTCGTACCATCTTCTTGGCATAACGAGTCATGACGCCTTTACGCGGCACGAAGTCCTCGGTACCGAAAATGGTAGGAGTCATCTGGAGAGGCACATACGGTGCGTATACATATCCGCTTTCGAGGAAAGAAGAACCTTTACGTCCTGCGAGAACAACGTTCCGTGGGAAGTAAGGATCGACGTAAACGTCAAACTTCTTGCTTAACGAGCCGATTTTAACAGCACCAACCTGACCACGATCATCATCGTGAGTCACAGCTCCACGGAATCCAGCGGTGAACTCAAGAAGATTTGCAACTTCTGGTGAACACACCAAAAAGTTTGCGCCTCCACGGAGAGTCTTACGGTGAATTTGAGCCGAGACATCATTGATGGTCTCAATCAAGGTTTCATACCATTCGCTGACATTGCCGGTGAAGTCTGGGAATCCAGCTGTAGGATCCAATGGAACTCCAGTTCCACGGTTCACAAACTTACCAGGAAGTCTAGACCAGAACAAGGTTTCAGCGGTTGCACCCTTTACGAGATCTTCCAAGATTTCTTGGTCGATTTCAAGAGCGATGTGCTCTGAAAGAACGCTTGTCAACTCAACTTCGGCATCCAAGTTATGGTATGCATTCAAATCTTGAGCCAATTCTGGCGTCCACTTAGCCTTGAGCTTCTTGGTTTTAGCCGTAACAGAAACCGAATCAACCTTGATGTCGATTTCAGGAATCTGACTTTCGTTCTCAAGTCCCCAAGTATCTAGGCCGACGACAGAGCCGAGGGCTCCTCCCTGATTCATGTTATCATCGATGACAAAAGTTGCGTCATCATCAGCAACAAGCGTGCCAGAAAGAGCAATGGTATCGGTACCATCGGCAACAACAAACAAGATATTTCCTACAGTATTTGGATCGTCGCGAGTCAAGCGGCGGACCTGAGTAGTATCAACAACTCCGGCGTTATCAAGGGTAATAGTGACATAATCCTTGATATTGAACTGATCTGCAGTAAGAGTACTCAGCGGAACAGAAACAACTGCTGCGGCTGTTCCAGAAGCAATATCCGGATCAAAACGCACCAAGCGATCTCCAAGGGCCGCGAGAGCTGTACCGGCAGGTCCTGTACCAGACCAAGCGCTACCATCTGTTGGCCCACCAACAGTACCAGAAGCCATAGATAGGCCGGTAAGGGTAAGTCCGCCAGTTACGGAGCCAGTAGGGCTTGAATAGCCGTTATTCAAGGAATAGTAGCTTTGTTCTGCAAGGTCTCCAGCGAGTGAAACTCCGCCGGTGATTTGCTGACCAACAACGCCACCACCATGAATAGAATCTCCACGTCGATAATCAAGGCGTCCAGCCAATGGGCCGCCATAAGTAAAATCGAGGAAGAAAATGAGTCCCGCAGGGAGGCTCATGGGTTGAACGCTAACGAGATCGTTTGCGATCAGTCCGCCGAAAACTCGGCGAACAATTGGAAATGCGACAGATGCGAAACCTTCCACATCACCGCCTGCCATTGAAGATGCTTCGCGAAGAAGCTCTTTGGCTTGATTTTCTAAAAGGCTTGCCATGCCGTGCTTTTTCCGTTCATCAGAAAGCCCCTCTAAAAGACCAGTTTGTTCCCACTTGTCAACAAGTGCTGCACCTTCCTTAGAGAGATCACGACGGACAATACCTTCGGTTAATTTATTTAAAATAGACATATTTTCAAAATCTCCTTTTATGGTTGTCTGTTTTTCTTTATTCCAGCTAAAATCTGCATACGATCCACCACAGGTGTATCTTTGCTTCTTTTTGCCTTTCTAGGTAAAGTGGCAGAGGGTCTTTCGATGGTCTCGCGTAGTGATTGTGGCTGTGCTCTACCTGTTACACTTCCCACTGCGCCTTTCAGAGTTTCAAATATTACCTTTGCTTCTTCGATCGAATCGGATTTTGACAGAGTATCAACAATTTTAGATTTTTGTCGCTCATTCAGGGAGGTATCTACTAAAATCCTATTCGTATAAATTAATCTCGCGTTAGAGAGATTAACCTTTTCAATGTTTTCTTTAAATGTTTTTAACGCCATTATCATTTTGGCGCTCTTTTCTTTGAGAGTTTTATTTTCTTCAGAAAGTCTTTCACCAGCATCGATCAACGCTTTTACCTGCTCTTTTGCTTGTGTTGCCGATCTTCTAGCTAGCTCCATCTCTTCTTTATAATTCATAATATCTTCTGGAGTTCCTGCCCACCCTTCTTTTTCCGGATGGATATCTACGACTAGTTCTTCCAAAATTTCATCTAAATCTGCTATATCTAAATCAATTTCCTCTTCCAGTGTCGCATCAACGGAAACAGAAGAGATTTCATCTTCCTCGGAACGAGATGGCACACCAGTTGAGACATCGTCAGCAACATCCTCATGGGAAGATGCATCACCGACAAGTTCTTCATCTATTTCAGCTAGGGCCTCGGACATTTCTTTCAATTCTTCCATGCTTAGGACAATTTCGCTGTCCGATGCAGTTTCGTCTGCAGAGCCGGCAAGAGGAATATTGTCCTCAAGAGAAGAAGAAATAGATGCAGATGTATCTTCTCCAGAAATATCAAATTCTTCCTCTTGTTCCAAGAGGTTTTCCACAGCTTCTTTAATATCCGTAGAATACTTGCTTAAAATTGCAGATTCTGCGTTCTTTATGGCGGCCTCTTTTAAGGCTGAGGCATCAACTATTGCTTGTTCCAATAATGAAGACATTTATATTCTCCCTTTATAAAAATACTCAAAATAAATAGTTATTC